TCTCTTCAAGCCGAGAATGATTCCCAGCAACAGAAGAAAAGTAAACATTCTTAAAGTGTCGGCTTAATGTAGACAAAAACTCCGCAAGAAGTTCAGACACTCCAACAACCTGTTGAATAACATTTTCTCTATTCGACACGGCAATAGACTTATGGATATTTCCGCTAATCAAGTCTCCGTTTGCCCATACATAACAATTCTCCGATCCATGCAAGGCGGAAATTTCAAGGATGCGATCCAGATATTCATTAAGAAGCTGCACACAAACATCGGAATTATAGTAATTCCAATAGTTGTCCACACACGCTCCAAAATGCAAATCGTTTAAGCTCACAAGCAAATCGCTTCCGCTTGACTCCATTACACATGGCACATAGTCAAGCCGAGGAATTACGCCAGAAGTAATTGCCCTCTCAAAAATATCAGAGTTTTCATCCTTGCGAGCCAGGTCACGCACAACTTTATTAAGAGCATTTCTCTGGTCGAAAAACCGTTGGCGTTCTTTCTTGAATTCAAGCATCTTCTGCTCAATCTCGTCAAGATATGCACTTCCGAGATCTTGCGTAGCTTTCTGCTTGAAGTATTTCATCACATGATAGCCAGAATACGGCGTTACATTCGCCGCTTTACGAAGGCTGTCGTAATGAATATCAAGACCAAGCAGATCAACGATATCCGACCACTCTAAGTCAGAAGGGTTCTGCTCAACCTTAATTTCGATCAGTCGCAAACCATACTCATAACTATCTTCATTTTCAAGCTGCTTATATTTTGGATTCAATATTCATCCCTCCCATCATTGGGCGGCAACTGAATACTGCGGCGAATTGTCAGAGTAACGCCAACAACGCCGTCCCAGCGTTTTAACAGCTCTAAAAGGCTGTATGTTCTTACGGAATCAGTATCATATTCTGTGATTGTCATATCACTGGTATCAATTATGGCATTTTCAAAGCTTTCGCTTTTAACCACCATTGACATTATGCTTTCCTCGCTGCTGAATGATTCGTTTGCGACGAATCTCACGCTCTCGATCAATCCGTGCGACAATTTCGGCGGCGAGATGGTTCGTACTCGCAATCGCCCTCATGTTTCCTTCACTCTCTGTTGCGTAGTAATGATGCCGCTTTGAATCCTGCATCATTGTTCGCGTCACCTTGTACTCAGGATACAATTCTCTGAGAATACGCGCTTCTTCCTTAGTTACTGGAATCATATAAAGTCTTCATTCCTTTTCAAAAAAGATGTCTGGGCTGCGGGTATCGCACCGCAGCCATAGACAGGAGAATCCCGAATAGTTTAGTAAATACGGTTTTCTTCCCTTAAAGGTCTTTTTCTTTTTGGTTGCAAACATTCCGTTGAACAACGGGTGTTTCGTCATATCTGCCAAGCGTTATTTGACAAATTGGATAGGCAAACATTCCGTTGAACAACGGGTGTTTCGTCATATCAGACTTCAAAATAAAACATGGGGACATTTTGTGCTGTTTAGCTAATTCCTAACAACATCATGCGACGCTACGCTGACGTCGTTTCTTCTCACGCTCATAATTGCGAATATGGATAGCTTGACAGTCATCGCAGCGCTTCTTATTTTTCACGATACCGTCTACCTCAAACTCTTTTCCGCAATCAATACACCGCAGTTTCTTTTTACCGAGTGGGTGATATCCAGAGCAATTCGTACACACTTTCTGCTGCGGGGAAAGCGGAACGAAACGCTCTCCGCATTTTTTGCACTGAATAGAACCATCTGGAATGTTTCGCTTGAGGTTTTCCAGAACGATATCACCAAAGCACATCCAGAAAACATTTTTCCTACGGCTATTCTTACTATGGAATAGATATTTCACAAGAATGTCGCAAACATCTAAGCGCCCAAGACCAAGCTCGTCGAATTGCTTCAAGATATTGTCCCGAATATATGCAAAGTTCGAGTCATCATCATAAAAGCTGATCGAATAGCGGTACTGTTTTTCCACATCATTGTACAGGTCAGTCACAGACGATAGAAGCTCAACCTGTTTCATCGGATTACTAAGCATATACTGATATCTGAAGACACCAATATTCTTCGCAGCAAAAGACATCCGCTTATTAGGCACGATATGTTCAAGCTGATTTACAACACTATTGTTCGTTCTCTGAACCTGAGATTTTGTTTTCTTTTTAGGTAGTGAGGAACTTAATCTTGGTACTATTGCTGTGGAAAACTGTCCTGTAACGGTAGAAGGTACTTCTTATAAGTTTTCTGGTAATCAAAAGATGACTCTTTTAGTAGGAGACTGTGATGTAGCGGTTTCCGGTACTATTGGTAGTGGAAATCTTGCAATGATTGTCGACG